GCTGTATCCCCTTGTACGAGTTTGATTGGATCAGCCATATCATCCACCTAAGTAAATACAAGCGATTTGTTTAACCTCATCAGCGGATGCGAACGTCACATTCTCGCGTGATTTAGCTACCGTGTACGAGCGAATTATATCATCACTCTGCTTCATACCTTTACCCTGCATATCAGATGCGACAATTAAGTCTCCAACAGAGATATTCCCCGCCTGACCGCAGACGTTGATTTTCCCTTCACCGATAGAGTTGACAGCTATCATCGAATATTGATCTGGAAGGTTTGCGTATTCATCTTTTAAAGTAACTTTTATCCCTTCGCTGGGTTCATTACCAGTTTGCTTGGTTGTCTTAGCTAAAGAAGCAGGGATAAACCCTCGATCATTGTATCCCGCACATACTCCTATAACTCCGACTTGGTTTGCTTCTGAGCTTACTTTCATCGTAGTAATACAGTCATTGACGTTAGGAGAAGCGAACACATCAATATCCACAACAATATCGCCAATCTCAGGCTGAGCTAGCGTTCTATCTATTAAGCCATCGTGCGATGCTGTAAATGGCCCTGTTGTACCTTGGAACGTATAAATCGAATAAGCAGTTCCATATAACCAAGCAATCCGAACGTGCGCGGCAGGGGTAAAAGATGTTCCTGAAGTTATTAACTCCGGTCTTGATAAGTTTTGGGCCGTGCCTCCACTTCCGGCAGACCACGATGTACCGTCTACGGAAACTGTTAAATCTATATCTGTGTATAGATCGAACGCAGGAGCAACCCCGCTTATTTTCTTAATGTAATAGCTGTTTCCGTTTAATTGCGTCATTCCAGAAACGCCAGTTATATAAATTACATCACCATCGCCCCAGCCTTGTGAGCTGACCATGTTGACCCTAACTGGGTTAGTGGTTGCTGTACTAAATATAGTTTGAGCGGCTTCTTGTGCGCCGAGAACAAAATCTCCGCCCATATTCATATACGCAAGTCTTACATCAGAAGTAAACTTCGGCGGGCTTCCATAAACATACCCGCCCAGTAAAGTAGCCGCACCGTAAAAATCGCTGTGTCCATAACTATTGCTGTTTTCTGTAATCGCCTGAAGAGCTGGCCCCAACTCAGCGTAACCTATGACTCCGCCTTTAATAGCGGTTCCAGAGTCGTTATCGTATCCCTTTCCGCCTATTGCGAAAGAAGAGGCTTCAAATCCTGATCCAGAACCCGCTGGCCCGACATATCCTTTGTAATGAGGATTTGCAACTGTGCCACCGTATGATTTAGCTGAGAATGCTTCAGTCTTTTCAAATGGAAGTGAATCATCCTCTACTTGTGTTCCTGTTAGCGACCCCGCAACAATTCTTGTCCCGTTGTAATCATTCTGATGAGCAACAGTTGTTGTGAATCCAACGGTTGCTGATGCGTTACTTGCAACACCAAATCTATCAATTATCCTGTAATAAAACTGATAAGTGCTACCTGCGGTAAATCCATATAAGATAAATCGAGGACTCTTCTGGAATACCGTTGAGTAATCCCCTGAAGTTCCTATGCGGTAGTTAATTTCATAGTAATCGGTAAACTCGTATGTCGATGAAGTTGCAGTGAACAACAAATATCTTTTGCTTGCGCCATCCGTATCTGTCTCAGTTTCAACAGTCAAAGTGGGTATTGATGGAGTGATCGGATTCTTGATGAACTCAACCTTCGGCACGCTTATCGTAGGCGGAGTTACAGTGGCAACCTCGTCATCCTCGTACCAAGTGTAGAGCGTGTCGTCATGCTCTAATAAAGTAAAGCTACACGAGCTGTCGTTATTGATTGTCATTGCCCTGACCTTAAACTCCTTGTTAGAGAAGTTAAGGGCTGGATAGTTCAGCACCACCTTGTCGCCTACTTCACATACGAGGCAAGTGGCATTTGGGTTCTGGCTTGTTAGATTTTGATGAGCGGTAAAACTAACAGTTAAATTCTGCGAACGACTAAATTCCAGCGCAATCTTAGCTATATCTCTAGCCTGATAGACTGATGTTGTAGCAGGAAGATCAATCGTTGTTTCTTGTATGAAGTTATTATCTGCAACTAAGAATGCAGTATGTTCTGCGCTACCTGTCTCTGGATAACTCACCTCATCAGGCTCATAATTCTTTTCTTTGTTTACAAAGTTAGCAATGACGCGATTATATCTATCCTTGCGGGATGTACTTTGTACTGAGATTCCAGAAGCGATATTGTCAGCATCGAACGTAAAGGTACTGGACGCAGGATCATCGTCCACAATGATCTTATACACGCCATTACTGTACGGAAGCATTCCTCTGAAGCTTTTCAGCATGGCCGCTACGTTACTGAATATTTGAACGCTCGTATCGACAACCATGTTGCAGTTATAAAGGTTTGTAGTGCCTGATGCTCCAGTATATTCCGTCACCGATGTGTCAATGAGATTGGCGGCTACTTTGACTGATACGTCGTCAATCTCCGACGAGGGAATGCCTTTGCCGTAGTTATCATCGAACAAATAGTCGCGCAAACAAATGACATTGTTGTCAGTCCATTCCCACGTTGTAACATCATTTTCACGATGCGTACTTACACCAAGTAAACTGTCATACCCATCAGACGTACTATCCTTGCGTGGATCATATATTTTGCGTCCTTTTACGACTGCTTGGATATTCGGTAGCCCAGAAAACACATTTGAGTCGTACTTCAGCCGAATACCAAGATAAGCAAGGCCGCTCAATTTGTGAGTAGAAGTCCAAGATGTAGCTTCTGTCAGAGTTGTGCTAGCTGTCTGATTTGATTCACCAGTCTTCTTGTCAATCGTAACCAGACCTGAAAACTGAGAATCTGTGGAAAGAACATCGTCAATATAAATGTCGCCAATAGAATGTACCGGCCCTTCACATAGCACTAATGCAATGTACAAATACTGATTATCCGTGCCGCCCGTCTCCATGAAAACACGAACGCCGCCGACTCTACGCTCACCATAGATGACAGGTATGTGAGCATCATTGGCTTGCTTATTCAGTAAAGCTGATCGTTGGGAAGCAGAAAAATCGCCAAAATCAGGAATATCAACAAACAGCTCGACTAGCTCGGTGAACCCGCCGTTAATTTCTTCTAGCGGATTGTTTAATAAACCGCCAGCCGCCTTAAAGGTATTTCTAACACCGCTAGTGGCGGCATTGAAGTTAAGATTACTTTTTGTTTCTTTCCAAAGATTGTCTATTAGACCCATTACGCAACACCCCACTTCATGTCACGAACGGCTTCTGCGGCAAAGTCCATCCCATCATCCGCTGAATCATATTGATGCTGTGAATTGGTGTTTGTTCTCCTTCCGCCAATTCTTTCAAAGTCAGCCCAATGAGAGTCCGCTGTCAACTCTAATTGACTGCCATCTTCTTCGCTTAGACTCCAAGTGGACAAAAGACCCTTAAACATCAGGACTGGACTACCAATGATAGATGACGAAGAATCACAAGCGGCTAGATAGTAAAGAACTTCGCCGTTGTGCCAGTTATACGTCTGCATATACTGTGCAAAACTACCTTCGGCAGTGGATATAGAAATGCCCAACTGATTGTTTTGCAACGTGGAGCTTTGCGCCACCCCTCCTACATTCACAAATAGCTCGCTTGCTGTGTAAGTATTTGAGTTGTAAGTCACGTCGATAGGTGCAGATGTATATCGTATAACAGTCGTCGTCAGGTCAACGCTGACTAGATGCAGAATGTATGAAGAGTCCGACTGAAACGAAGCAAGAGTGCTGGAATTGATAGTCCGTGCCATTAGTAAGACTCTCTAAAATCAACTTCAAACGTATACTGATTGTTAGAGTTTAACTCAAATTCCTGAATATCATTGACCAATCTTACCTGCACCGGCACATCATCATAGACAACCGTATGAGATGTTGTTACAGCCTGAAGCAAAGCAGGAAATATTGTTAGCGTTCCATTGCCGCTACGATCCTCTGTAACCATGTAGACCTTTGTATGGTTGGAGAACTTGACTAAATCACCTTTAAGTAAAGTCCCAGTAAGCCCCACAGATACAGTTGTTGCTCCTGCGCTGGCCCCAGAAGTAATCGTGCAAGTGCCGCTGGCAGTCCCGCGAGCCGAACTAATTTCTGTTGGAGTGACTGAAAACTCTCCAAACTGACCGCCCTGCGAAACAAGAAATGCGTACACAGGGCCAAACTCTGCCTTAGTAAGCCTGTCATATCTAGCTGAAAACTCCCATCTCTGAGAATTTAATGAGCGAACTGTGCGCTTCCCTGAGATAGATGTATTAGAGGTAACCGGAGAATTAGACCTGAAATTGACTGACTGAAACTCTGGATCAGTTGGATAGCTCATACTAAGCCTCTCCTTCCACGATTATTCATTGCTTGGTTAATCATGCTGACAATCATACCTCGTCTTGCGACAAGAAGTTGATCGAATCCTGATGCATCATTCGCAGTGATCTGGAAGTTAATATTGACTGTCTCTGACACAGACTGAGTGCCAGTAGAACCCCTGAGTTTCTCATTCGGGGTGACAGTGCCGCTTCCGCCCATCGTCAGCAGTTCTGGGCCACGTTCTCCGACAACATAGGTTTGACCACCACGAACCTGCCCACCAAGCGCACGGCCCTGATATTGTTGTGACTGAATTGATGCTACGTTGGCTAATCCCATTGCTACGATCCCTGCCGCCGCCGCGATACTCCACGGGAGCGGAATCTCTGCAAATGCTTTTGTTGCGGCGGCATAAGTATCCATAACCGCCTTGCCCGATGCGTAAGCCTTGTGCGCTTCAAATGCTGTCTTGTTGTATTGACCCAAAGCCTGAAGGCCATCAGCCGCAGTCTTGATTGCGGCATCTTGAGTCTTCTTGTCTAGCTTTTTCTTTGCTTCACCAAACTCTTCCTCAGTAATGCTTTTCTGAGCAAGGAATAATTTGAGCTTATCTAGTTGTCTTTGGTACGAAAGGTCTTGCAACCTCTCCTCTTCCAATAGGCCAGCTTGACGTAACTCAGCAATCGCCTTATTTCTATCGTCTTCAAAGGCTTTTGCCAGCTCTAACTGAGCTTGCTTTAACGCCTCTTGCTCTCTCTGTCTGGCGGCGGCTACCTGTTGACTAATTCGCAATGATTCGCGCTGTTCATCATTTAGCTCTTTCTGACGCTCTTGTTCATCAATTTGCTGTTGTATTCTTACTGCCGCAATCGTTACTCGCTTCATCTGCTCGTCGTTGAGATTTTTTGTCGCGGCTGTTGCCATGATCTGCTGGAATACAGATTTACCTTGCTTTTGAGATTGTAGTTCTAATGACTCAATGTAACTCTTGCGGGCGGCCTTCCGAGCCTCTTCTTCTCGATCTGCTTTCTTTTTGGCCTCTTGATCTGCCTTAAATGCCGCAGTAGCCTCTAACTGCGCTCGACGAGCCTTGATCTGATCTTCAGTAGCACCTTGCAATGAAAACCTAAACAGCTCTGCCTCGATTGCGCTCATTCTAAGGGTAGCTACTTGTATTCTTCCTTGATTGAGAGTTTCCTCAACAGCCTTTTTCCTGCGCTTCTGAGCTTCCGTTTCCTCGTCAACCTTGCCGGTTAATATGTCAAAAATATCCGACAGTTCTTTGTAAGCCTGTTTTTGATCTTCTACGTTAGCTTGCGCTATCAACAATTCTTCGCTTGATTGAGCAAGAGCTTCATCGTAATCGATGACTCCGTTTTTTAGTTGGTAGTAAATAGACGCAACATCTTTCCCGCCCTTCTGGAAGGTCTGATTCGTGCTTATTGCATCTTGTAAAGATTCTTCTGCTTGCTTGATTGCTTCTCTAGTTTCGCGCATTTGCCGAGCAAGTATTGCTCCCCTCGCCGCTTTTTCAGCTTCGGTCAGCTCATATATCTTATCTTTGACCCCCTCAAGACCTTTTGTTGCCTTTTCGAGCTGTTCGTTGGCGGCTAGCAAGCTATTGACAAACGGCCCTGCAATGATCGCGCCGACTGCAATCAATGCACCGACGACAGCACCAGTTGGGCCAAAGATAGAGGCAATCTGCGGCCCCTGTTGCGCGAATATGCGGAGGCCATCAGTACCCATTTGTGCTTGGACTGCAACATCCTGCAACTGAACAGATAATTGACCAGTAGTATTAGTTAGAGCTGAGGTTGCGCCCCTATATCCTTTTAAGAGAGGAGGAGCTTTTTTCGTTTGTTTATTTAATCCATCAACGCCGTTTGCCGCTTCATCAGCGGCTTTCTTCATTCTGGTAAGCTCTTTTTGAGCGGCTTTTGTGCCTACCGTCTCAATCGCAATTTGTAGCTTTTCAATATCTGTTGCCATAACTAAACCTTATGCTTCGCAAGCTCCATAATTGCTGTGACCTCCCACCAATCCAATTCTGATTGAGTGAGGCGCATATAACTTTCTAACTCAAGATAAGTATGCTCCCTGAGAGAAGTATACGCATTCCAACTATCAGTATGTTGCCAAGATAGCTTTGGCGCGTTCAAAAGCTCTGGCGGTGTGACCCCGCGACTTTTCTCAACTTGTTTCAGCGTTTCGTATCGACTGATCTTTGAACCTTCGGGAAACTGGTTCATGTGATAGCACCATTTCCCGTAGGTCACAAATTCATCAATCAGTCTTCGGTAAAATTATCCCTATCGACAATGAACGCAAATATCTGACTGACAACAATCGGAGAGTTTTCACACAACCACTGAGCATTCTCTTCAGAATATTCAAATGGCTCTCCTCCTTTATTCAAGTTGTCCCAGCTAATGATGACGCTTGCCACCATAGGCCATAGATATTCATGGTCTACAAAGTCAATAGACTCTTCATCTTGATACTTCCTGCGCTGTGCTTTACTTGCTTCGCGCCAAGATTTTGAGTCAGTACCCTTGACCTTAAATACTGCGTCCTCTTTTTCACCAGTTACCTGATTTACGAGCTGGAACTCCATCCCAGCTTCGTGCCTTTCAACTGTTGCCAGTTGTTTAATCTCCATAAAACCCCCTAGGTTTTATTGTTTCTAAATTATGCCGGTGTACGGGTAATAACGAGCTGTGAAGCGTCAGCACTGCTGTACAAGGCAACAAAGTCCATGCTCACTGTAACCGCACCTTCCCCTGAAACGTCCGGCTGTCCTGAGTTAAACTTAACTCGCGTCAAATCGATGATGTAGTCATTCCCTGCTGTATCTGTCAGTGTGCATACAATGTCAGACTCAGTTTCATTTAGGAACTTCTCGTACAGTGCCTTGCTGTCGAAGTAAGTGGTTAGTGAACCAGTGACGCGAGACTTGCCAATCGAAGGGCGGCTAGTTGTGTCATCACCTACCGAGAACAAAGGCTCCAGACCATTCTCAATAGAAATATCGAGTGCTGTGACTGTTGCGATTGAAGAACCACCTTCATTGATCGATCCAGTAAATGAATCAAACGGTGTATTGCCAATGTCAGCAGAATAGGTTGATGAAGCAACTTCAGCAGTATCAAGTGCTAAATCCTTACCTACAACCCCGAAAGTAGTGCTAACCATAGCATTTGGGCTGATCGACATACTCATTGTGTTGAACTCACACCCTGTATAGCGATGAAACTCTGGAGTTGCCAAATCTGCGAACTTACGCTCAAGAGTGAAAGAGCGACGAGTTGTGCCTGTCTTTAGGACGTTAGTTGTCCAAGTTCCGCACATCACAGCTTCAAGAATGTCGTCAAATGCTCCGTATTCTAATTCAGCGGAAACATCCCCTGAAACAGACTTGTTGCCATGACGAAAATCTTCGACCTGCCGGTCACCGCGCAGTTTCTCTGATTCAATGCCATCTTTTGACAAAGCCAAAGTCGTTCCTGTGTGCGGTAAAGGAGTCCAAGTTGGTGTTGCTGGAGTAGTTCCATAGGTACTCTCTGCAATAAAGTGCAGGGAATGTTGTGCGCCGTTTGCGATAGCCATTTTTCCTACCTCGCGTCAGTATAAGTTTGAAAATCGACTGTCACTGGCACGAAATGAAACGCACCCTCAGTCACAGCAGGATCAATCGAAACAGATCGAATCCTGACATTTAGACCATTATAAGACAAAACAGTGCCTCTCTTAAAATGATCTGCCACAGAATCAGGAATCGTAGAACGCCCTGCCCCTGCTGGATAAACAACATCTATTTGATAAATGCCGTTTGTTTCATCCTTGCCAGTAGAGCCAAGCCCTGCTTGTACCGTTCCTGTTGGTAAAAAGGATGGACTAAGAAAAGTTTGATTTGCCTCTGGCTCAAACTTTGTATTCGGCCAAGCGATAGAATATCCGCCACTCAGTGTCGATAACCTACCATCTAATGCCGCCTGAAGATCATTGAAATGAGTAGCCATTAAACAGCTCCCCCAGCTCGTATTTTGGAGATGAGCTTTCTAATGTTAATCCTGACCATTCCTGCCGGAGCTTGCTTAGAGAACCCATTGACAGTCTTGCCTGTTGGATTCTTTGGAGGATTTGGATACAAGCCATATTCCACAACCCTCGCATATGGAAGATTGTTAGCCATGTAAAAAGTCTGCCCTAGTTTTAAAGAGTCAACGGTTTTGTTGATTCTTGCGATGGACTTTTTGCCACTACGGTCAACAGACTTAGTTCTACCCTGCGGGAAATTTCCCTTGGATGCATACCAATTATTGATTAGCAGACCTTTATCTTTAGGGGTTTGCCTGATGATTGCTCGTGCAGTTACGCCAATTAAGTTTTTGACGCGCTTTTCCGCCTTATCAATAATCCTTGCAGTAGCACCTTCCAGCCTTTTGCCAAACTTACGACTCACTTTCTCACCTGCAAGTTACACGCTAGTACAGTACCAGCCGGTTGAATGTTAGATACTGCAACAACTCGAAAGTTTTGACTATCAAGAGATACAGTATCTCCTACTTGATAAGCATGGCCTTCTGCTAAGACTCGACGATCACCCGCCTCAATATTATCTAAGGTTAGCTCTTCGGCAGAATAATCAAACACGCAAGCGTACTTTGTAAACGTCGTAGTAGTTTGCGTCTTCTTGCCTGTCGTCGCGTCATACGCTCCATCTGCCGTACGAGTGAACGTCAACTGCCTCCCGAACTTCTGAAGCAAGGCTCCAGCACTATTCTGTAACGCAGTGTAATTGAAGCTCATAGTCTTCCTACGATAGTCGCCGGTTGCACCAGTTTACTCAGCGCAGAGGTAAGCGCAGGGGTAATCGTACGGTTCTCGCTGTTATCAGCGTATTGAATCTCAATATCACCGATCTTCTCGCGGATTGTCCTGCGGTCTTGGTTATTTAGTTCTGAATACCCGTCTGCTTCGACTTTAACAGCCTCGTACACGGCTTTCTTCACTTGGGCAGGTATTTCCGTCGCATCAGCATAATAGCCGTCTATGAGGGCTTCTGTGCGAGGCCATTGGAGGAGTTGATTTTCATTAGCTTTGTTACCAATGAACACTAATTGTTCAAAGTAATCCATTGCACGAAGCACATAGCGTTCAAGCACTGTGTCTGAATCTGACGCACTAATCCCTCGTGCGTTCGCCCATGCGCGATAATCAGCTAGGGTAATGTAAGAATTAGCCCCAGAAACGACTGACCCATCTTCGACTACAAGTGCCATTACTCTTCCTCTTTGAACCCGCCGGATTTGTATGCCGGAATCATTGACTCGTGTGCATACGCAACTCTGCCGTCAGCGTGAACCATCTTTGTCGTCCCTTTCGGGGCAGATGTAGTTTCAACGACAACCTCTTCTTCGACAGCCACTTCCTCAACCACGTCTTTCTTAGCCATGATTATGCTTCCTTGTAACCGCCTGATTTGTAGTCTTCAACCATTGATGGATGAACACTTGCTGTCTTGCCCTCGTCATTAACCATTGTGACAAGCGCATTGGATTCTTTCTTTGGAGCCGCCTTCTTAACCGCTGGCTTCTTAGCCGGAGCTTTCTTTGCGGTAGTCTTTGATTCTGCCATCTTCAGCTTCCTCATCAAAAACGGGGGCCGAAGCCCCCGCTACTTTTAGCCAACCAATGTGGCAATGAAGTCAGACTTCCAAGCCTTAACACCCCAAGATGCCGCAACTTCGATCATAGTCTTACGATAGCCCTTATAAACACGGACTTCAAAGACCAATCCTGAAACTGGATCTTGAACTGTCATAGCATCGTCTGCTGTATCTCCGCCTTGTGGTACTGCTGGCGCACGAACCGCCAACTCAAGAGCGCGACGATGGAACGCAATGTTCGCTGTGTAGCTGTTGCCCACAGTGATCGCGTCGTTGTCAGCTTCAGCCGCAGTCAAACCAGTTCCGCCGATGACGAATGAACCGCCAGACAGAGCTGTGTTTACAACGTACTGAGTTGATGTACCTGCGAAGGTCACAATGTCACCTGCAAGGATAGTTCCTGTACCAGTGTCAGTTGCGATTGTCGTATCACCGACAGCAGATGAAGCATCGTTCAACAGGTAGCCAGTACCAGTACCCTTGGTGTGAGTGCTGACTTGTGCAGACTCGCGGATGCCCAGACCTTGAAGGTCAAGCAAAACGCCCTGACGCAGAAGATCAGTACCGCCAGCAGTGTTTGCTTGCTGTAACTGAGCCAACTGACGCAAGTTAGTTCCTGCGAGAGTGTTCAGTACAAGTGATACTTGACCGTCGTTTTGTGGCATACCGTTGTCAACGAGGATTTGGCGAATCTCAGCAATCTCTGAGAAGTTAGAGCCAAATGGTGTTGTACCGGCAGTACCGAACGCACGAGAAGAGTTGGTGTAGGCTTCTTCCCACAAGTCCTGCTCCATTTCGTTTGTCAGAGTACGCATTGCCTGAGCAATCTGGTCACCGTACACAGTCTCGTATCCAATACCGTTGTTCAAGTGGAGAATGTCTTCACCAGTGTACGGAATCTGAACTGCACGAGCGTTTGTGATGCTCAGAGTCTTGTTATCAACAGTCTGATCGGTTCCTTCTGGAATCGTCATAGACTCTGATACATCAACTGCTGTTGCTTCGCGTGTGAATGATGCACGAACTACGTCACCCTTCGCCGCACGCTCTGAGCCGTTAGCGTTAATTGTAGATGCAGGGATAAAGCCAACCAGCTCACGCCCTACTACGTCTGCGGCTTTGTAAATGTCTGCCGCCAAATCTGTTAATACGTTAGCCATGTGGCCTCTCCTTAATCATTAAATACTCTGCCTCCCTCTTTCAGGAATTGCGCTCGTTGACCTTGCGCTAATGCCTCAAAATCTGTTCGGCTGATCTGTCGATTGCCCACATCGGCCCTGCCTTGTGAACGAGTGGCCCCGCCACCAGTTGCTTGGATTCCATCGACTAAGAACGGAAAATCGTTCTTGACCGTAGTCACCAAATCATCGAGCGAACTGACTGTCAGTTGACCTGAGTCATCAGTCACTCTAATTTCTCCATCTAAAAGCGTAAGTCTCTGACTTAGCTTTTCTTCCAATAATTTTGCCTTACCTACGTCTTTTGTCAACGTAGAAGCAATCTTTGTGGCCTCCGACTGCACTTTTTGTCGGGTAGCCAGATAATTCATTTCTTCGATTTTTTGGCGTAGCGTTTCGGCTTCTTGCTTTTGGCTTTCATAAAGCTCTTGGTATTGCCCGTTTTCTTTAGCATACCTCTCTTGGTCAGCTCTGGCCTTGGCATCTAGCTCCTCCTTCGCTCGCTGTGCGGCTTTTTTCTCAGCCAACAGCTCGTCGTTTTTCGCCTTGAGTCCCGAAACTTCTTCCGCGACTTTCTCTTCCAGACTCTTATCCAGAGTCTCCTTGAACTTCTCGGCCAGTTGTTGTTTGACCGTATCGTCC